ATATCCGACGCTGTACGCCGTGGGCTCAGACTTAAGAAAGTAGAAGAAGAGATGGCTAAGTGCGAAGTGCGCTGCGCCAACTGCCACCGGAAGAAAACATACGAGCGAGGCGGCTGGGGACATCACGTTTGAATTTATATATTAAAAGTTCAATTCCACTTAGCGCTTTACATACCCCTACTGACGCACGTATAAGTCCCTTAATTCTCCTACAACCGGAGCCTACCCCCCGTGACAACCATCAAGATTACACCTACTAAAGAACATCCAATTCCGTTTGATTTGTCACCACAGCAGCCTAAGACTTTTATTGAAGAGGTGCAGGTAGCGGGGGATACTGCGGAGTTGCTTGTAGGTATGGGTGCCCCGCTTGAGGTGAACCCTGAAGATGCAGAGCGCGAGAAGCGCCTGCTTGAAGCAGTAGTAAATAAGCAGAAGTCAGAACCCCTACAGCATATCAATACCGCTTACGCTGCTGGTCAGTTCCTACGTCAATATGGTCAGTCTCTTGCCTTTGATGCGGCCCAAGCGCGCACTGCGATTACCGCAAAGCTCATGGAGATTGCCGACTGTGGGGACATTAAGTTTGAGTTGAAGGCACTGGAGCTTCTCGGCAAGCACTCGGACATCGGGTTGTTTACTGAGCGCAGCGAGATAACGGTAAACTATAATAACTCAGCCGACCTTGAGAGGGCAATAAAAGAGAGGGTTAAGAGGCTTCTTAACGCAGACATTATAGATGTGACGCCCATAGGTATCGACCTTGACGAGGAACTAGGGATAGCCAAGCTGTCGCCCACATTCATGGCAGAACTAGAGGCAACCGAAGAAGCTGCTAGTGAGTAAGTCTGACCTCCTCTCCAGTATATCGCTACGTGATATACCTGCTATCCTCCCCGGCCTGTCGGAAGCTGACCAGACTATGCTGTTGGCGCAGTTAGATAAGCTGGAGAAGTTAAAGAGCAGAGAACTTACACATAAGCGGTTCCTCAAGTTCGTAGAAGAAGTCTGGCCTTCGTTTATTGCAGGACGGCATCACTCTAAGATGGCGGATGCGTTCGAGCGCGTGGCGCGCGGGGAGCTTAAGCGGTTGATAATCAACATGCCGCCTAGGCATACTAAGAGTGAGTTTGCCAGTTACTTACTCCCTGCATGGTTCTTGGGGCTTAACCCGGGTAAGAAAATCATCCAGTGTTCGCACACAGGTGAGTTGGCTGTAGGCTTTGGTCGTAAAGTGCGTAACTTGGTGGATACAGAGGTCTACCATGAGTTGTTTCCTGATTTAAAACTGGCCGCAGACAGCAAGGCGGCAGGTCGGTGGAACACATCGAAGGGTGGAGACTACTTCGCTATCGGTGTAGGCGGTGCTGTGACGGGTAAAGGTGCCGATGTGCTCATTATTGATGACCCGCACTCGGAGCAGGAAGCCGCTATCGCGGAAACGAACCCCGATATTTACGATAAGACGTACGAGTGGTACACTTCAGGGCCGCGCCAGCGCCTTCAGCCGGGTGGCGCAATCATCATCGTAATGACACGTTGGTCTAAAAGGGACTTGACCGGGCAGATACTAAAGGATGCTGCTGCTAATGATAGCCTAGATGAGTGGGAAGTCATTGAGTTTCCCGCTATTCTACCTAGTGGCAATCCGTTGTGGCCTGAGTTTTGGGGCTTGGATGAGCTTGAGAAGGTAAAACGTGACGTCCCGAACTCTAAGTGGATGGCGCAGTACCAGCAGAACCCGATATCTGAGTCTGCGGCTATCGTGAAGCGTGAGTGGTGGCAGGAATGGCCTTATGAAGAGCCCCCCGAGTGTGATTTTATCTTGCAGTCGTGGGATACTGCGTTCGAGAAGACGAGCCGGGCCGATTATTCTGCATGCACAACATGGGGCGTGTTCTACCACCCCGACGATAACGGAACTACTCAAGCTAATATCATCCTACTCAACGCGTTTCGTGACCGCATGGAGTTCCCAGAGCTTAAACGCGTAGCCGTAGAGGAATATCGTGAGTGGGAACCCGACGGGGTAATTATAGAAAAGAAGGCGTCTGGTGCGCCACTCATCTACGAGATGCGCGCAATGGGGATACCCGTGCAAGAGTTTACCCCTACTAGAGGAAATGATAAGATAAGCCGCCTAAACGGTGTGGCTGATATTTTTGCCTCTGGGCGTGTCTGGGCACCAGCGACCCGTTGGGCCGAAGAAGTCATTGATGAAGTTGCAGAATTTCCGGCAGGTCAGAACGATGACTATGTCGATACCGTCTCTATGGCGATGCACAGATTTAGGCGTGGGGGCTACGTTACAACTAACCTAGACGAGCCAGATGAAACTGTGTACTTTAAGAGTCATAAACATCAGGGATATTACTAATGGTCAAGGCACTATTTCCTATCGGTAAAACTCAGTGGGCTAAATGGCGTCCTGAGCAGCAGATTGTGTTCAATGAGACGCGTGCAGTGGGTATATCGTTTGCCGAAGCTGTTGACTACGTCAACCGGCTAGAGCTGATTGAAGTAAATATCGCTCCCAAGAAGAAGAAGAAGAACATCTTTGATAGGATTGAGGACGTAGCCGAGGCCGTAGCACAAGTGGCAGAGGTAGCAGCGATGGTGTCGCCCGTAGTATCAATAGTAAGCACAGTCGTGAAAGCGACTAAAAAGAAAGTTAAGTAAATGGCCGTTGATAAATCAGTTAACCGAGCCCCACTGGGCCTAGACGCCACATCAAACACAGGCGTTATGCCGGGTGTAAACGTACCCCAAGAGGACCTTGAGGTTGAGATAGAACTTCCTGACGACGAGTTGGGCCTCGAAGAAACTGAAGAAGTTGAAGAAGATGAAGAGTTTAACGACAACCTCGCTGAACAGCTCGATGAAGGTGTGCTGACTGAGCTTGCTGGTGACCTCATCGGGGAGTTTGAAGAAGATATTAGCAGCCGTAAGGACTGGATACAGACGTACGTAGATGGCCTTGAGCTATTAGGTATGAAGGTAGAAGACCGTACGGAACCTTGGCCCGGCGCCTGTGGCGTCCACCACCCCCTACTAGCTGAAGCAGTAGTTAAGTTCCAAGCAGAGACTATGAGCGAGACGTTCCCGGCTCGTGGCCCTGTGCGCACACAAGTCATTGGTAAAGAAACCTCTGAGAAACGCGATGCCGCTGCTCGCGTCCAAGATGATATGAATTACCAGTTGACTGACGTGATGGTCGAGTATCGCCCTGAGCATGAGCGCATGCTGTGGGGCTTGGGCCTTGCAGGTAACGCGTTCAAGAAAGTGTATTATGACCCATCACTGGGTCGTCAAGTCGCCATGTATGTCCCAGCAGAGGATGTAGTTGTACCCTATGGCGCGTCCAGCTTGGAAGTCGCTGAACGCGTCACCCATGTAATGCGGAAGACCCCGAATGAGCTCAATAAGCTTCAAGCGTCGGGTTTTTACCGTGATGTAGACCTACCTGAACCATCTAATACTATGGATGAAGTTGAGCAGAAGATAGCTGAGCAGCTTGGTTTTCGTGCCGAGACTGATGACCGGTATAAGCTACTTGAGATGCACGTCGATATCGTTATCGAAGATGATAAGTATCGGGATAAGGAAGATGCAGATATCGCGCTTCCATACGTCATTACCATAGATAAAGAGACTACTACGGTCCTTGCTATCCGCCGGAACTGGAACCCAGATGATAAGAAAAAGCTTAAGCGCAATCACTTCGTACACTACTCGTACGTTCCGGGCTTTGGCTTCTATGCTTTTGGCCTTATTCACCTTATTGGTGCTTTCGCTAAATCTGGTACCAGTCTTATTCGTCAGCTTGTCGATGCTGGTACTCTATCTAACCTCCCGGGTGGTTTCAAAACTAAAGGCTTGCGGGTCAAAGGCGACGACACCCCCATAAGTCCAGCCGAGTGGCGCGACGTAGACGTCGCTTCAGGTACGATGCGTGATAACATCATGCCGTTGCCTTATAAGGAACCTTCACAGGTTCTTTACTCCCTCCTAGGGACGATTGTAGACGAAGGCCGTAGGTTTGCTGGTATGGCGGATATGAAAATATCCGATATGTCGTCACAGGCCCCTGTGGGCACCACGCTGGCTATTCTAGAACGCACTCTCAAGATGATGAGTGCCGTACAGGCCCGTGTCCACTATTCAATGAAGCGCGAGTTCCAGCTTCTTAAAGGCATCATCCGCGACTACACGCCAGACTCATACGACTACGAACCTGAAGAAGGTGGCCGTAAGGCCAAGCAGTCTGACTACGATATGGTCGAGGTTATTCCTGTATCGGACCCCAATGCTGCCACAATGGCGCAGAAGATTGTCCAGTATCAGGCTGTTATCCAGTTGGCACAGGGCGCGCCGCAAATCTACGACCTGCCCTACCTTCACCGTCAGATGCTTGAGGTGTTAGGTATCAAGAACGCGCAGAAGCTCGTCCCACTAAAAGATGGTGACGACATGAAGCCGCGTGACCCTGTGTCAGAAAATATGGATATTATTAACGGTAAACCTGTCAAGGCGTTTATCTATCAAGACCACGAGGCGCATATTATCGTGCACACGTCGGCTATGCAAGACCCTAAGATTATGCAGCTTCTCGGCCAGAACCCCAATGCGCAGGCTATGATGGGTTCAATGCAAGCACATATAGCCGAACACCTTGCCTTCGAGTACCGTAAGCAGGTTGAAGAGCAAGCTGGTGTACCGTTACCACCACCAGATGCAGAGATGGACCAAGATACCGAACTTGCCGTTTCACGTCTCGCAGCCCAAGCAGCTACACAGCTCCTCCAGAAGAACCAAGCCGAGGCAGCTCAGCAGCAGGCACAAGAGACTGCGCAAGACCCCATCGTCCAGATGCAGATGCAAGAACTGGAAATTAAGAAGGGCGAGCTAGAGCTTAAAAAGCAGAAGCTACAGGTTGATGCTGCTGAAAAGAACGACCGCCTTGAGATTGAGATGGCGCGTATCGAGTCTCAGGAAGAGATTGCGGGTATGAACATTGGGGCCAAGATGGCCACAGACCAAGCAAACCTATCAGCTAAAGAACAAGAAGCAGGGCTTCGTATGGGTGTAGAAATTGCCCGTGAAGCTGCGCGGACTGTAAAACCACAACAACCCGTTCCCGAAGAAGTTACACCTAAGGAGGAATAATGAGTGATGTTTTAAAACACCTATCAAAGAAGGTGCAGGATGAAATCGAAGTGATAAGCGCCGATTTAGCTCGTGGTACCGCTAAGGACCACGGCGACTATAAATACGCCTGCGGGATTATCCGCGGACTTATGATTACAAACGGTTTTATTGAGGAAATCGCACAAAGGATGGAACAAGACGATGATTGAGCAAGAGGACAATACTCTTCCGAATACCCCAGAACTATTTCTGGCTTCGGATGTAAACAACATTGAAGATGCAACAGTTCTACCTGATACCGATGAGAAGAAGGCACGCCAGCTTCCCGACCCGTCAGGCTACCGCATCTTGTGCGCGCTACCTGAAATTGAAGATAAGACGGCAGGTGGTATCTTCAAAGCGGACTCCACTAAGCACTACGAAGAACTCACAACCCCCGTGCTTATGGTAGTCAAGATGGGCCCAGATGCATTTAAGGATGAGAAACGTTTCCCATCCGGTCCTTGGTGCCAAGAAGGCGACTTTATTCTAACCCGCCCGATGGCAGGTAGCCGTGTGAAGATACATGGCCGTGAGTTCCGCATTATCAACGATGATAGCGTAGAAGGTGTTGTGGAAGACCCCCGGGGAATTTCCCGCGCTTAACGGGCGTAACCCGTACATAGGAGAATAAACATGAACACAGAAAAAGATGATTTCACTTTTGAAATCGAAGACGATACCCCCGTTTCCGAAGTTGAAGCCCAAGGGCCAGATATTGAAATAGAAGACGATACTCCAGAAGCCGACCGTGGCCGCGAGCCTATGCCGAAGGAATTGGTAGAGGAACTTGAAGCTGACGAGCTTGGCGAGTATTCCGAGAAGGTAAAGACACGCCTTAAGCAAATGAAGAAAGTCTGGCACGATGAACGCCGCGAAAAGGAGCGTGAAGTTCGTGAAAAGACAGAAGCTCTTTCAGCTGCACAGCGTCTACTTGAAGAAAACCGTAGGTTAAAAAGCACACTCGCACAGGGCGAGCAGTCCCTTATGGGTAGCTATAAACAAACGGTAGAGTATGAAGCTGCATCAGCTAAGCGTGAGTATCGTGACGCGTATGAAGCTGGGGATACTGACCGTGTGCTTGACGCGCAGGAGAAGCTTGTGGCGGTTAACTACCGCATGCAGCAAATAAATAATTATCGTCCTACTATACAAGAGGAATATAATGAGGTAGAAATACCACAACAGCAGGTACAAGTTCCGCAACCTGACCAGAAAACTACTGCGTGGCAAGAGCGCAATACGTGGTATGGTACAGACCCGGAAATGACTGCATCTGCGCTTGGGCTTCATCAGAAGCTCATAAATGAACGTGGCCAGCAATACGCAGGCACCGACGAATATTGGGGCGTTGTAGACAAAACTATGCGCCGTCGCTTCTCCGATTACTTCGGAGATGAAGTGGAAACTGGTGAACCAAAGCCCACCACACGTGAAAAGGCGTCTTCAGTCGTCGCTCCAGCTTCTCGTACACGGTCCCCCAGAAAGGTCGTGCTAAGGCAGTCTCAATTGGTAATTGCTAAAAAACTGGGTCTAACCCCTGAGCAGTACGCCCGTGAACTTATGAAGATGGAGAACTAAGATGAGTGATAATATTATTGACGCCCTCGAAGGTAAAACGAGCTCAGCTCGCGAACCCCGTGAAACTCGTGTAGAAGCCGAACGTCCTAAAGTGTGGCAACCTGCCTCATCACTGCCGGAGCCAGATAAACAACCGGGATATGTGTACCGTTGGGTACGCGTAAGCTCAATGGGTCAGAAAGACCCGCGCAACATCTCGTCCAAATTACGAGAGGGTTGGGAGCCAGTCAATATCAATGAACAACCTAAGTTTCAGATGATGGTAGACCCGGATAGCCGCTTTAAAGACAACATCGAAGTCGCAGGACTGTTATTATGTAAAGCGCCTACGGAATTGATGCAGCAGCGAAAGGCATACTTCGCTAGTAAAAATCAGGACCAGATGGACTCAGTAGATAATAACTTCATGCGCGAAAACGACGCTCGGATGCCCCTCTTTAGGGAGAAACGGTCTTCGACGTCATTTGGTAAAGGTAAATAGCTAAAGGAGCTATAGAATGACTTATCCTAGTGTTGACGGCCCTTACGGGCTTATCCCTCAAAATCTGATTGGTGGTCAGGTATTCGCAGGTTCCACCCGTCAAATCCCAGTAGTTTCCGCCTACGGCACCGCCATTTTCTTTGGTGACGTCGTTAAGTTGGTAGCCACTGGTACTGTAGAAAAAGATACTGGCACTACAACTGCTACGCCTGTAGGTGTGTTTTTGGGTTGCTCGTACACTGACCCAGTGTTCGGCAAAACTTTCCGTCAGTCGCTACCAGCAGGCACTGCTGCTACCGATATTGTGGCTTATGTATCCGATGACCCGGATACTCTGTACAAAGTTGCTGTGGTTTCGGGTACTACTGTTATTGGTAGTGTCGCCCGCACGGCTGTTGGTAACAACACCTCGCTGGTCCAGAATGCTGGTAACGCCGCCAATGGTAACTCACGCGTAGCTGTAAGCGCCACTACGGCAACTACAAACACGCTTCCGGTTCGCATCATTGATGTTGTACCTGAGACCTCACCTGCTGGTAACCCCTCCGCATTTACAGAGGTTATTGTCAAGTGGAACGCTGGTATGCACCAGTATAACAACGCAACTGGCGTATAAGGAGACTGAATAATGGCAATTTCACGCGCACAACTTCTCAAAGAACTGCTGCCGGGTCTGAACGCTTTGTTCGGTCTTGAGTATGCCCGTTATGGCGAAGAGCATAAGGAAATCTACGACACGGAAACTTCGGAACGTTCGTTCGAGGAAGAGACCAAGTTGTCAGGCTTCTCGGCTGCTCCAGTCAAGAACGAAGGTTCGGCTATCTCGTATGATAATGGTCAGGAAGTATTCACCGCTCGCTACAACCACGAAACGATTGCCCTTGGGTTCTCGCTGACGGAAGAAGCGATTGAGGATAACTTGTACGACTCCCTGTCGTCGCGGTACACCAAGGCATTGGCTCGCGCCATGTCGTACACCAAGCAGACTAAAGCTGCTGCGGTCCTGAACAACGGCTTCGACACCGATTATCCCGGTGGTGATGGCCAACCATTGTTCTCGGCTTCGCATCCGCTAGTATCTGGTGGTACGAACTCGAACATCCCAAGCACTCCTGCTGATTTGAACGAAACGTCGCTTGAAGCGGCTGTAATTCAGATTGCAGCGTATACGGATGAACGTGGCCTGCTTATCGCGGCGAAACCGTGTAAGCTTATCATACCGCCAAGCCTGATGTTTGTTGCTACTCGCTTACTCGAAACCGAGCTTCGCGTTGGCACTGCCGATAACGACCTTAACGCATTGAAGTCAAATGGCTCTATCCCAGAAGGATATGCTGTAAACCACTTCTTGACCGACACCGACGCGTGGTTCTTGACCACCGACGTGCCAAACGGTCTGAAGCACTTTGTTCGTACGCCAATGGCGACGGGCATGGACGGTGACTTCGATACTGGTAACGTTCGTTACAAGGCTCGTGAGCGTTATAGCTTCGGCTACTCTGACGCACTCGGCATCTACGGCAGCGAAGGCGCAGCGTAAAGAACTCCTAGGCCCAGCCTAAGGGAACGGGGGGAAGGGAAGAGTGAAATACCTCTTCCCTTCTTTTTATCTGTCCTCAGTCCTAGGACAGCGGACAGCGGAGTAGTCCTAATATGCCATATAAAATAGACTACTGTGGGATTTATAAAATAGTAAATACAGCTACAGGCCAATGCTATGTCGGGCAGTCTAAGAGGGTTAAGAAACGTATTAAGGAGCATTTTCGCTTGCTTCGCCTTAACAAGCATACAAACCCCCACTTACAAAACGCATATAACAAATATGGTATTGATAATTTCTACGCCGCTATGGAAGTTGAGTGCGATAACTTTGAAGAGTTAGATGCGCTTGAGAACGCGTTTATAGCGGGGGATGCGTGGTTTGAAGAGCCTACAGTGTACAACATAGCCGACTTCGCTAAAGCCCCAATGCACGGGAAAACTCACAGTGAAGCAGTGCGGGAGAAAATACGGTTAGGCCGTAATGCGAGCACGTTCGACTACAAATCACCCGAGTATCGCGCTAACCTCTCAAAAGCGCAAGTGGCACGAGCTTTGTCGGACCCTAAATTCGTTGACAAGGTTAGGTATATCCTAGAATATGCAGACTTGTCTTACGCGGAACGAGCGCGGGGGCTCAACATTGATACAAGCTCCGTACGTAAAATTGCTTTAAAGTACGCCCATATGAAAGGCACAATATAATGGCTCAAACTCGGTTTTCTGGTCCAGTAGTATCGGACAATGGTTTTATCGGCACTATAACTGGTAACGTATCAGGTCGTGTAACCCTCCCAAGCTCCACCGTTGCAGGCGTACCCGCCGCCGCTGGTAATACTGGCGCACTCATCTACGTATCGAACGGCGCTGCTGGCGATGCTGTAGTTGCCTTTTCAAACGGTACTAACTGGCTTCGTGTAGATACACTTGTTGCTATCAGCGCTAGCTAATCGGTACTAACCTTTAAGAAGGAGAATACCGATGACTATGCAAAGTGACGTCAAGGTAACCAAACCTCTGACTACTACAGGTGTGTTCAAAACCCAATCGAATGCAGACTTTACGTTTCGCGGACGCGTTAAGGGTATATATATCCAGAACGGCGCTTCTGCGGGTTCGGTTATTGTGGCAGACGGGCAAGGTGGAAACGTACTGTTTACCATTAATACGCCCACCGCTTCTGACTCGGGTGACTTATACATCCCAGTCCCGGACCAAGGTATCCTAGCTGAAATTGGCCTATACGGTACGGTAACTAACGCCGCGTCTATTACTATTTTCTACGGTTAAACAGTAGTGCAGGAAGGTATGGTGTAATGAACTTAGGGAAGATAATTAAAGCTGGTATGATAGGTGGCCTTGCAGGCGCTGCGGCTAAAGCTGGCGGCGTTGGCACTAATGATTTAGCGCGTAACGGCTATTTCGGCCTCTCTGGTCTGATGCTTGCTAAGAAAAAGAAGCGAGCGACTGAAGCTACCCAAGTAGGCCAGCGGGGCGCTGGTGATATTATGGCGGGCCGCCCGGGTTCACCTACAGACCGTGGCGAGAACACCAGAGAGTTTAAAAAAGGCGGCAAGGTCAAGAAGAAGCCAATGGTTGCTAAGAAGATGGCCGCAGGTGGTTCTACTGCCTCTAAGCGCGCTGACGGCTGCGCAACCAAGGGCAAAACCAAGGGGCGGTTCATCTAATG